AATGGCACTACCATCAGATGAAAACAATGCAGATTCAAGACTGCAAGTCAGATTTTACAAAAGACCTGTTCAGCAAGAAGCTGAAACTTTAGCAGAAGGCAGACCAATTTACAAAGAGTTTGACTTTGTGCATATTTGTGTAGCAGGCGATACTTTAACTGAAATTGATACTTATGCTTTACAAAGTCATAAAACAAGATTTCCGATTCAATGGGCAAATTACCAAAATAGATTAGGTGCAGATGATCAAGAAGTTGTCGGTACACCTGTAGGCGAATGGCCATTAGTTAGCAAAAGCCAGGCTGAAGAATTACGAGCAATGAAATTTCATACTGTTGAATCTATTGCAAACGCTTCTGATCAGCAACTGCAACGTATGGGCATGGCAGCAGGCATGAGTCCTTATGCGTTTCGAGATAAAGCAAAATCTTATCTTAAACTAGCTTTATCTTCTGCTGAAACAGATAAACGTCAGCAAGAAATTAACGAATTAAAGGAAGAACTTGCTAAAAAAGAGGCAGAAAGTGTTAAAATGAAAGCTGAAACAGATGCGAAGCTAGCCCTAATGCAAGACCAAATGGCAGCTATACTTGCTGCTGTTGGTGAAAAAAAATCCCGATCTAAAACGGTAGCCACAGAGGAAGCATAAAAATGTCATACAATCTACTCCAAATGGTTCAGCAGGTAACTTCTGAACTAAACCTAGCCATACCCACATATGTAATCGGTAATCCAAATCAAGACGTTCAACAAGTCTTGGCTTTGATAAATCGTGCAGGGTATGACTTGGTTAAGGAGTATGATTGGCAAGCTTTAGAATTGGAATATAGATTTTATACAGAATATTTAACGACTACTGGTACTACAGTAGAAGGCACTCAGACAATAACAGCTATTCCTGACACTACAGGTTTAGATAATACTTACTCCATTGTTGGAACAAGTATTCCGCAAGATACTTACATTGATACTGTAACAAGTTCTACTGCTGTAACTACAACACAACAATCTTCAGCATCAACAGTTGGTGGCTCAGTTACTTTTAGTAAGACTATTTATCCATTACCTGATGATTATGAAACTATTACAGACAATACGCATTGGGACAAGACAAAACATTGGCAAATGCTTGGGCCAGTCGATGCTCAACAATGGCAATGGTTAAAGTCTGGTTATATTTCTACAGGGCCACGAGTACGTTGGAGAATATTAGGGAATACATTTCAGATATGGCCACCGTACAATACGCAAGAATATCTAGGATTTGAATACAGGTCTAAAGGTTTTGTACGAAATGTAGCCGGTGATGTATTAAATAGTTTTCAAAATGACACAGATACAACGGTGTTAGATGATACTGTTTTAGTATTGGCTACTAAACTTAAATATTTTCAAATTAAATCGTTTGATACTACTGCATTAAGACAAGATTATCAGCGTTATTTAAGTATTGCTAAAGCAAACGATAAAGGTTCGGCAACACTCAGCTTTGCGCCACAACCAAGTGCCATATTAATTGGATGGGCAAACATTCCTGATACTGGCTACGGATCATAATATGCCAGCAACAACAACCTCAATGGCAGCACCTATTGGTGGATGGAATAATCGAGATTCTTTAGCAGAAATGCCACCATTGGATGCTGTGCAAATGGTCAATTTCTTTCCTACACCTACAGATGTACAACTGCGTAAGGGATGGACTAAAACATCTACAGGCATAACTGGAGAAGTTCAAACGCTTATAAATTATCCTACAAGCACAGGGTATAAGTTGTTTGCATTTGCAGGTACAAGTATATACGATGCTTCATCATCAACTGCAAGCGTGGTATTTACAGGACTTAGCAACGCTAAATGGCAGTTTGTTAATATGTCTACAACAGGTGGCGATTTTATTATTGCTTGTAATGGTGTTGATCCTGTTCTTATTTATGATGGCACAAGATGGGCTTTTATGGCTACTACGTCAACTGCCCAGACTATATCAAGCATTACTAGAGGTGGTACAGGAAATTTAACAGCTACGCTTACAACTGCATCGGCTCATGGGTTAATTACAGGCAATCGAGTTACTATATCAGGTGCAACACCTAGTCAGTTTAATGGCACATATACTATTACTGTCACAGGTGTTTCAACTTTTACTTACACAATGGCTTCTGCGCCTGCTAATAATGCAACTGTAATGGGTAGCTATACAGTTAACGGAATTACAGGTGTAAACAGTAACACATTTGTTAACGTCAATTTGTTTAAAAATAGACTATATTTTTGTCAAAACAACAGTTTAAGCTTTTGGTACTTAGATGTAACAGCCATATCAGGTGCAGCAACAAGTTTTGCATTAGGTGCGTTTTTTCGTAATGGTGGTTATTTACAAGCAATCGGAACGTGGACTTTAGATGCTGGTTACGGTGTTGATGACTTTATTATATTTGTAACTTCAATGGGTGAAATCATTGTCTATCAAGGAACAAATCCTAGTGATCCTACTGCATGGGCAATGAAAGGTTTATGGCAAATGGGCCAAACCTTTAGCCGTAGATGCTTTTTTAAATGGGGTGGAAATTTACTTTTATTAACTCAAGACGGTTTAGTGCCGTTAACTGCCGCATTACAATCAGACCGTTTAGATCCTAGAATTAATCTTACTGATAAAATCTTTTTTGCCGTTTCGCAAGCGTGTAGCTTATATTATGACAATTTTGGATGGCAAATTAATTATTTAGCAGAATCTAATATGCTTATATTAAATATTCCCACAGATAATGGAATTGAACAATATGTAATGAACTCAATTAATAAATCATGGGCTAGATTTACAGGTATAAGTGCTAATTGTTTTGTAGTTGCTGGCGATGAAAATATGTATTTTGGTGGAAATGGGTTTGTAGGGCAATTTTTTACAGGCTATTCAGATAACAATGCAAATATTAATGGAACTTGTCAACAAGCATATAATTATTTTAATAGTCGTGGTCAATTAAAACGATTTACTTTAATAAGGCCTATATTTCAAACAGATAATGGCATACCTACTGTTCTATGCGGAATAAGTACAGATTTTGATACTCAACCATTAACCAATCAATTAGCTTTTAATCCTGCATCAATTTCTGTAGGTGTTTGGGATTCGGGTATTTGGGATCAAAAAACTTGGGGTGATGGCATATTCACAACAAAATACTGGCAAGGTGTGACGGGATTAGGATTTTCTGCATCAATTAATATCAACGTGGCTTCTCAAGGCATAGACTTTCATTGGGCTTCTGTTGATTATGTAATGGAAAATGGTGGAGTATTGTAGTTTTTTTATATTAAATCAAGTAAAATAACGGTAATGACCGACTACTTGGTTTTTCTTTTATGGAGAGAAAGATATGGGTCTTTTTGGTGGTGGCGGTGGCGGTCTATTCAATACCGGCCTTTTTGGCGGTGGTGGATTTATGGGATTAGGGCCTGCGCCTGACGCACCTACACCACCTGATTACACAGGAGCTGCACAAGCAACTGCTCAAGGAAACTTAGAAGCTGCTAGAGCTGCGGCTGCAGCTAATCGTGTCAATCAAGTAACACCTTACGGAAATTTAAACTACACTATAAACGGTGCTGATCCATATGGCAATCCGACATGGACTGCCACTACTTCTCTCTCTGATGTTGGTCAACAATTATTAAACAATCAAAATCAAGCGAGTTTAGGTTTAGGTTCTACAATTAATTCTGCTTTAGGTCGTACACAAGAAATGATGGGTAAAGGATTTAATCCTAATTTACCATCAACAGGATATAATCCTGGTCAAACGTATTACGATGCTGCGATGCAAAGATTACAGCCACAAATTCAGCAAAGTCGTGAAAAGTTAAGTAATGATTTAGCAAACTCTGGTATTCCTGTAGGTTCAGAAGCTTATATGCGAGCGCAACAAAGTCAAGGACAAAGAGAAAATGATTTATTAGCTGCTAATACCACAGCAGGATTTACTGCTGGTTTAGGTGCAAATCAGCAAGCATTTAACCAAGCATTAACTAACTACAATATTCCTTTAAATACATTAAGTGCTTTAAGAAGTGGCGCACAAGTGCAGAATCCTACGTTTGTAAATACACCACAACAAGCAACGACTACTGGTGCTGATATATTGGGTGCAAGTCAAATGGGCTATAACGCACAAATGGGTGACTTTAACGCTAAACAAGCTGCTCAACAAAACGTCAATAGTGGCTTGATGTCTTTAGGTGGTGCAGCATTAATGTCTGATATTCGCACAAAAGAAAACATTAAACATTTAGGTTGGATGCCTAATGGATTACCTATCTATGAATACGAATACAAGCCTGAATGGAAAGAAGAAGCAGGTTACGGTAAATTTGTTGGTGTAATGGCACATGAAGTTGAACAAGTCATGCCAGAAGCGGTTATTTATCGACCTGATGGCTATAAAATGGTTAATTATGGAGTGTTAAATGGATAATCCTTACACATCAATGTATATGCCCAATGGTTTTGCACAAGATCAACAAGGTTTAACACCTGTTTTTCAGAATATTGCACAGCAACAAGCAAACCAAAACGCTGCATTAGCACAACAAAATCAGCAAGTGCAACAAGCAGGCATGACTCAACAACAAGGTGGCCCTAATCAAATGGCATTAGCTATGGCATTGCGTAATAAAAATGATCCTTACGCACAAGCACAGCAAGCAATGAATAAGTATGGTCAAGGCAATGTATACGGTTATGGCGGTCAAGGACAAGTTCCTACCAATCCTAATTATTCTATGGATACATTTTAATTATGGCAGATCAATTCGGCACATTATCACCAGAAGAATACGCACAACAGCAAGCGATTAATCGTCAACAAAAAGTTGCACAAATGTTGATGTCGCAAAATCAACAGCCACAAGGTCAAATGATTGGCAATCGTTATGTTGCTCCTAGTTTCTTTCAAAATATTGCTCCATTGGTAAATATGTATCAAGGGCAAAAGTTAGCAGAACAAGGTGATATTAAAGCTGCTCAATTAGCAGAGGCTATTCGTGGTAGAAATGCTAATGAAGTTCAAGACATTGTTGGCACATTGACAGGTAGTTCTAATTACAAACCTGCAGAAATGCCACAGATTCAACGTGATGATATGGGCAATATTATGCCTGCCGTTCAAGAACAAATAGGTCAAGCACCTGACAAACAAGCTGCGTTATTAAAAGCTTTAAAATCACAAAGTCCTGTAGCACAAAATATTGCTAACACATTATTAACACAACAGTTAAGTCCTAAAATACATACTGTTGCGCCTGGTGGTTCTTTGGTTCAAGAAAATGCTCAAGGTGGCATTAATGCTTTATTTACAGCACCTGAAAAGTTATCTCCTACTGAAAGTCAAAGAGATTACGCTATTGCAAGACAGCAAGGTTACACAGGTAGTTTTATGGACTACAAAAAAGATATTGCAAATCTTAAAGAACAACGTATACATATTAGTACAGGTGGTGGTCGTGGTGATAATGAAATTATTGGTGGCGGTGGTGTAAATAATAATGGTGTTAAAGTTGGAACATTTGACAAAATGGGTCGTTACATATCTCCAACAGGAAAAGTAACTCCAGCCACAATATACAATGATGCGCAAGCTGCGCAAGATGCTGCAAATGATTTAGCAAATACTTTAAATCAACTTACTGATAAAGATATTAAAAATGCTTTTGGATCTACATTAGATTACACAACAAATAAATTAGGAAGAATTATAGGTAAGGCTATTCCTGAAACTGTTAATGCTCAAACTAAAATTAATAATTTGCAAATTGGCACAGTTTTAGAAAATCTTTCAAAATTAAAAGGCGCATCATCTGATAAAGAAATGGCGCAAATGGTTAAACAATTTCCAGGCTATGAAGCTGATCCAGTTGTAATGGAACAATGGGTAGAAAGAGCTGCGGCAACAACAAATCGTTTCTTAAAACGTAATGAAGAACGATATGGGTTTGATACAGAGTTTGCACAACAAGGTAGATTTAAAGGTGGCAATCCAACACCTATACAACCACAGAATGTTGGTACGTTTACGATAAAAGAAAAAGGTAAATAATGCCTATTTACGAAATTACTGCTCCTGATGGCAAAACCTATGAAATAGAAGGCAATGGCACTCAAGAACAAGCTTTAGCACATTTTAAAGCTAATTATCAAGCACCAACGGCACAAAAACCTGTTGAGGCTGTTGAAACTCCACAAAAAGCCACAGTATCTATTGGAAATTTTGAATTACCAAAAACAAATAGTCCTGCATTAGCAACAGTTGCTGGTGTGCCTTTTATGAGTGGCGCAGGTGAATTATACAAAGGTGTTGGTGCATTAACTCAATTAGTTGCTCCTGAAACTGGATCAAAAATGGTTCAACAAGGTCAGAATTTAGTTTCTAAAATGAAAGAAATTGAACCAATAAGTGCGACAACAGGTCAAATCGGATCATATTTTATACCTGGCACAGCAATGTCTAAAGTATTAAGAGCTGCGTTACCTGCAAATTTAGCAGGTCGTGTTGGTGCAGAAGCTCTTGCAGGTGGCACATTAGGTTATGGAATGACACCAGGTTCACAAGAAGATAGATTATCTACAGGAGCAACAAATGCTGCCGTAGGTGGTGCTATACCTGCTCTCGGTGCTGGAATTAAAGCTGGATTACCCGAAGTTTTAGGATTAACTACTGGCGCAGGCGCAGAATCCATTAAACAAGGATTTCGAGCAGGTAAAGAAGGTGGCGATATTGGTAAAATGTATGCAGAAAATTTGCGTAAATTAGTGCCACAAACAGACGTATTAGAAAGCATTTCTGCCAATTTAAATAAGATGGGCCAAGATTTATCTACTGCGTATCGAAGTGGTATGACTAATATTAAAAACGACAAAACTGTATTAGATTTAGCACCTATACAGCAAACATTAAAAGACGTAAATGATGCGTTTAAGTTTAAAGGTCAGACAAAAAATGCTGTTGCCTCACAACAAATAGACGAAGCAAACAAAGCAATTACTCAATGGAGTAAATTAAACCCTGCTGAGTATCACACACCTGAAGGATTAGACGCTTTAAAACAACAAATTGGTGGCATTTTAGAAAATATTGATTTTAAAAATACGGCTGCAAGAAAAGCCGTAGGTGATATTTATTCATCTATTAAGACAACTATATCTAAGCAAGCACCTGAATATTCTAAAGTGATGAAAGATTACCATGAAGGCTTAGATTTAATTAATGACATTAAGCGTACATTTAGTCAAACAGGTAAAGCCGCAACTGATACACAATTGCGTAAACTACAATCTTTAACTCGTAATAACGTCAGCACTAATTATGGTGGTCGTTTAGATCAGATGAATATGTTAGAACAACAAGGTGGTCAAGAAATCATGCCAGCACTTGCAGGTCAAGCATTAAATTCAAAAATACCAAGAGGATTAGGCGGTCAACTGGGTGGTATGGGTTATGTAGGTGGCGCAGCTTTAACAAACCCAATGGCAGTACCTGCTGCTGCAATAGCATCACCTCGATTGATGGGTGAAGCTGCATACTACACAGGTAAAGCTTCAGGATTAATGCCACCAAATGCAAAAGATTTGGCTAGAGCTTTGATGTTACAACAAACAACACAAGGAACACAACCATGAGTCGCAACGGATCAGGAACGTATACATTACCAAGTGGCAATCCAGTAGTAACAGGAACAACAATCAGTTCTGCATGGGCTAATAATACGCTTACCGATATTGCTACTGCGTTAAGTGGTTCTATTGCTGCGGATGGTCAAACACCGATTACAGGTGCTTTAATTGGAACTTCTGGAACAGTAGCATTTGGTGGAACTGGTCAAACACAAATTCCTAGTGGAACTACTGCACAAAGATCAGCTTCTCCATCAAGCGGAATGATTCGTTTAAATACTGATACAAAATCTTATGAAGGATATAACGGCACAGCATGGAGTAGTATAAATGCAATCGTTTCTGTTAAAGATTATGGTGCATTGGGAGATAATTCTACAGATGATACTGCTGCAATACAAGCTGCTATTACTGCCATAAATGCTGCTGGTGGAGGAATTGTATTTTTTCCAAAAGGAACATATATTTGTTCATCTACTATAGCAATGGCTAAGTATGTAACTTTACAAGGTGAAGGCCCTGTAAGTTCTATATTAAAATGGGCAACAACTGGCGATGGTATAAAAATGACATCCGCAATTAATAGTTCTGTTGCCGTATATACAAGTGTCAATAATTTAGGTTTAACTTGTACAAATGCTTCAAATACAGGTGGTGGATATGATGACGTAGGCGGTACTTTTGTAAATTTAACAAACGTAGCTGTTACAGGGTTTAAATATGGTGTAATTTTTGATCAAACTGAATTAGCGTATATAGATTTATGTTATTTCAATACGCAATTAACTGCTGGTGTTTGGTTAGTTAATGGTTCAGATCATACACCTGGTGCATCAGGATTATTTACTAATCGTATTGGTATTACAAGATGCCAATTTAATCAAAATCCTACACAATATTGTATTTTAGATGATGGTGGTTATTCTCATTCATTTGATAATAATAATTATAATGGTG